ATTAACGGGCGGGTAGATGCAAACCGCAGGCGTAGAGAGGATGAGAAGCGAACAAAAATGGTCAATGACTACCTGAAAGGCGTTGGTGATAAACCCCTTCACGAGCGTCCTGCTGCTGCAAGCGTGGTCGTTGAGGCATTACAAAAGGAAGGTGAGTGATGGGATCCAGAGCAAAACTGAGTGCAGCGGTTCTGGGGCTGGTACTGGCTGGTGCCCCTGCATCCGTAATTCTCGATCAGTTTCTGAATGAGAAAGAGGGTAACAGTCTCACGGCCTACAAAGATGGCGGTGATATCTGGACTATTTGCCGCGGCGCAACGATGGTTGATGGTAAACCGGTTGTGCAGGGCATGAAATTGACACAGGCCAAATGCAATCAGGTGAATGCTATCGAACGCAATAAGGCTTTGGCATGGGTTGACCGCAATATTTCGGTACCGCTTACCGAACCGCAGAAAGCTGGGATCGCATCTTTCTGTCCGTTTAACATCGGGCCGGGTAAGTGCTTCCCGTCGACGTTCTATAAGCGCATCAATGCCGGTGACCGCCATGGGGCATGCGAGGCAATTCGCTGGTGGATTAGAGACGGTGGCCGCGACTGCCGCCTGACTAAAGGCCAGAAGAACGGCTGCTACGGTCAGATAGAACGGCGAGACCAGGAAAGCGCGCTGGCGTGCTGGGGGATCGACCAGTGAAATTTAATCTTTTACCAATCGCGGTTGTGGTTATTGCTGGTCTGTCAGTCGCTCTCGTTAAGAGCTGCTCAGACACCAGTAGCCTTCAGAGCGATAACGACGTTCTGCGGAGTGACAACTCTTTACAGGGGCAGGTGATCGCTACCCAAGCCTTCAACTTCAATCGATTCAATCAGGTTTCGGAACATGCCAATAGACTTAACTCCCTTATCGACACCAGAACCGAAGAAACCGTAATCGAATACCGGGAGATTCTCCGCCGTGAAAAAACCTGTGATCTTCCTGTTCCTGCTGACATTGCTGGTGGGCTGCTCGAATACGCGTACCGTTTACGTTCCAGCGCAATGCACGCCGATACCCACGGATCTGACGCAGCCGATGATGGTACCGCTGCCTCCAGCTCAATAACATACTGCCAGGCAGTGCTCTGGATTAAGCCTCTGCTGGCCGTGATTGAGAAGGGGAACAATAATCTGGCTGGTATAAGACAGATAGAGCTGGAAAGGAAAAACTAGGGATGGCTCGTCCTTGAGCACACGGGTATTTCTGAACGACGGCTTTACCTGACATAGCAAAGCACCTTTAAATTTTAGAAAAGACTCAATATTTAACAAGCGAACCGCATCAATCCCAAAAAAAAGCCCCCACAAAGAGGGCTAGGGGAGTCTCAGTTTCACATGCTCTTCTTATGGATGTTTCCCTGGAGTTGGCATTCTCCTCATCAGAGTCATGAATAGCCTGGCCGCAACCAAGAGATCAACAAGCGCAAGCGGTTGTAATAGGAATAGCCTCAGTCTGTTGGTGAAAATTATTTTCTCGAATAGTAGATGACTATTGGTATATCCCCATAAAAAATAACCAAATATTTGACGCGTTTTATTGAGTTTTCGAACTGATGATTTACTGCGTTGAGCTATACTCTTGGTTGAGTAAAAGAATGGGAGCGTGTTATGAATATTCATCTACGTAGTACCAAAACAGGTAAAGTCATGACTCAGGAGGAATGGCTACACTCGTTAAATGAATGGGAAGATGAAGGAGGCGCTCCTGGTCATGCTGATGAATTCATAGAAGTTTATAAGAATGATGAAGGAAATGAGGGAACTGTTCCACTTTCTGGTGGTAAAGCTCGGCATATGAAGTCTTAAGAAAAAACATAACTATGGTGGTTCTTTCTTAGGACCAATTGAATGCTGTTTAGTTTAGGGGATGCAAAATTTTAGGGTGCGGCCAATAGTTTACCTCCCTGAGTGGATGCTCTATTTGTAATTTATTTGTAAGTATATCATTTAATATGCCCGGTATTTAATGACATGGAGTCTGGATGTTTTTAGTAACATCAAATGTGTGATTTATTTTCTATATTGCTACTATAATAAATATACAGCAATTTGCTGTCATTATCACTGGAGTTACCCATGAAAGCTAAACATATGAACATCTCTAATGAGCGGTCCCAGGACAGGAATAATGGGAAAGAAAAAGGGAAAGATCGAAACAATGATGAACAGGATAAAAAATCGGCCAAAAGAGATCAGAAATAAAAAGTACATGAATTATTAAGGAGTATATATGTCCGGACGTCCTGATTTTGATGATCCTGCCCCTGATTTAGAACCTTCCCCTCAAGAGGAACCGCTTGACCTTCCTGGAGAGGGACAACCATCAAGTCCACTTGAACCCGATGATAAAAGAGATTTACAGAATTAGCATACAATAATTAAACCGCCTAAGGGCGGTTTAATATAATGATTATTTATATGTCATCTCAGCGCCTAGTTGAATGATTAAATACGTATTTAAGAAGGGTTTTGACGTTTGGGCTGAATACTTATTATCTACGCCCCAATAAAAAACCTAATGCAAAAGCTACACTGGTTAATATAGCAATGCATGTTCGAGGGTTTGATTTTATTTTTGATTTTATATCGTCAGAGTGGCTGCGTATGGCATCGTTGGTTTGTGCTGCGTATTTTTTTGCGGTTTCTATTACAGGATGTTCTGATGGATTAATTGCTCCCCCAAAACTGCCTTCCATATCACCAAGTTTCTCTTGGTTTTTATCTGCGGATTTAGTGAACATATATACTCCTGGGATTGTGTGGTGTATTAATCATAGCAGAAAATAAATATTTTACTGTGAAGGTGAGCAAGTAACATCTTTATAGACTTTACCATGCCTTAAATAGTGTTTTTTTAGTTCCTTTTGTTATATGATATTTTAGTGGGTGTATACATATAGGGGAGTGGTGCATATTTGCCATAATGTCATGAATCATCTATACATAAGTATCTGATTCGCTCATTAACGATTTGTGTTTGATTGAGTGTTAATGAGTTATTTATAGGAGGTAAAATGAATTCTGATAACATCAAGAATGAAATCGAAAAAGAGATTTCGTCTTTCATCTCAAAAAAAATGGTTGAGTTGAGAAAAAAAACAGGGAAGGAAGTCTCTGATGTTGAGTTTATTCCTATAGAAACTATGTCTGGCCTCCAGGGTTATAGTATCAAAATCAAGCTTATTTAACGTTTGCAGTAAGTACTCGGCACCACAACAATCCTAAGTCACTGGCATTGGCTGGTGGCTTTTTTATTGGAGTAAACAATGGCAAAACCGGACTGGGGCGAGCTTCAGCAACGGTTCCTGTCCGACCATGCCGCAACCGGCGTATCACCAAAGGAATGGTGTAAAGCGCAGGGACTGAATTACGCTACTGCCCGCCGATACATCAAGAAACCCATTGCGCAAAAATCTGCGCAGCAAAAATTGCGTGCTGCGCAGAAGGATAAAAGCGCCGATGAGCTGGTGGATGATGATGGGTTAACGACACAGCAAAGACGCTTTGTCGCAGAATACCAGAAGGATGGCAATGCCACACAGGCAGCTATCCGGGCTGGCTACAGCAAAAAATCAGCTGAACAAATCGGCTATCAACTCCTTCAGAAAACTACAGTTGCGCATGCCGTTGCGCAGCAGCAAAAAGCGTCCATTGTGCGCACGCTTGGCGGTGCTGATGAAGTCCTCGCGCAGATGTGGCAACTGGCCACCTTCGATGCTAACCAGCTTTCGCAATATCGCCGCGGTGCGTGTCGTTATTGCTGGGGATTCGGTCACCACTACCAGTGGCGCGATGCAGTTGAGTTTGAAGAGGAAACAGCAAAGGCTGAGGGAAGGGAAGGAGCCCGGCAACCAGAAGACACAGGCGGCTATGGCTACGACCACAACAAAGAGCCAAACCCTGAATGCCCGCGATGCAATGGTGACGGCATTGGCCAGCCTTACTTCCCTGATACACGTAAACTTCCCGCAGTTTCCCGGCTCGCCTATTCAGGCGTGAAGGTTGGCAAGAATGGCGTCGAAATCACAGCCATCAGCCGCGAAAGAATGTTCGAAGCAGTAATGAAACGCCTTGGCCTGGCCGATAGCGAATTCGCGCAGCGCCTGCAGCAGATTGAAATCGAACGCCGGCAGCTGGAGGTTGAGAAACTCCGCAAGGAGCTGGCCGGTGATGGTGAGGACGATGAACCAACCCCAGTGCAGATCAATATCAACGTAGTGGATGCGAGGGCAGACGATGGGGATCAGCCCGACACTTAACATTCCTCAGGCGCGCTTCCTCGCGATGCAGCACAAATTCAAAGCCTACGTTGCCGGGTTCGGTTCCGGTAAAACGTGGGTGGGCTGTGGCGGCATCTGTAAGGGGATGTGGGAACACCCTAAAATCAACCAAGGTTTGTCGTTTCTCTGGATAAGGGGGCGGTCTCGGTAGGGCGCAGTATCGTCGCCAGCGGAAATACGATAACTCTTGGAGCAGCAAACAGCGCAGGGATTGGAAACTATCCAGCCTCTGAATGTGAGCTCGTAGTTTTTGTGGAGAAAGCATAATGGCAGATTATGGCGCACTGATAGCTCTGGATAATGGAAATCCCTTTATTACGCCTCAGTCCACGCCATTTTGTCTCTACAGGAGGGTAGTGGTTAACTCAGTAGCAAGCGGGGCATATCACGGTGCATCTGCAACAATAGCTCTGGACGTTTCATATCCGGCGATGGTTTTTTGCAAAACGAGTGATACTGCTCAGCCCACGGTAGTTACTGCCGCAAGATCAGGGGGAAATATTCTTGTTGGGTCAAGCAATGCTTATGGACAGGCACATACCTTAACGGCTTACATATTTGCCATTTTCCCACAGACATTGCCAAAATGGGGATTTGCTATCTGGGATGCTTCCGGAAAGCTGGTCCTGACAAACGAGAGTCGGATATTGAGTGATCTCGTGACTGTTGGGACACCAGGAGCTGCAACAGGTGGAATTAATATTGACGTCACTTTGCCAGGGAGTTATGCGGTGGCTCCCGCTATTCTTGGTTCCCAGATCATTCAGAACAATAACACTAAACCACCCACTATTGTGAATATCACAGCCTACTCAGGATGTCGGTTTAATGGTTCATCAAGCAGGATTAATGCCGCGCCTTCGACAACGGCTACCGGTTCTGCTGCGGGAGGGACTACGACTGGAATAGCTTTGACGGCAATCAACACGGCTGCATTTGATTAATTGATCGTTTTAAGCGATCAATTAATCGATATTGATCTGTTCAATCTATTTTCATTAATTTTCCCGTCAGGTTAAGTTTCAAAGTACGAATTACCTCAGGGATAAAAAATGAAAAAAATACTCGGCAGTTTGATAATTGTCTGTCTTCTTTCTGCTTGCTCAGCAAACATTTTTGAGAAGCAGCTTCCTGTATGTGAGGCTGTAACCCTTTTAGGTGGGCAGGAACAAACCGTACAGATATATGGTGTGCGACAACTAGCAAGCCAGGTTGAATACAAAGCTGGATATCCTTTCAGCTGGCGGTGGATTAGTAAAAACAACTTCACCAAGTCGACCTGTTCAAAATGAACAACACGAAAACCCGCTCCGGCGGGTTTTTTATTATCTGAATTCAGGAGTCCTTTATGTCGGCAGGTACCATCACCCTGACAAACGGGTCCGCCATTGTTGGCGGTTCCGGAACCTCATTCGCAACAGAACTCACCGCAGGTGACTTCATTGTCTCTACTGTGGGCGGTGTTCCTTTTACGCTGCCAGTGAAAACGGTCGATAGTGGCACGCAGCTTACGCTTGTCAGCAACTTCCCCGGGCCAACGCAATCCGGCGCTGCCTGGTCAGCCGTCCCCCGTGTGGCGCTGAATATGGTAACTGCCGCGCTGGTGGCGCAAAGTGCTGAAGCGCTGCGTGGACTGAATTACGACAAACAGAACTGGCAGCAGGTTTACAGCGCCGCCGGAAATATCACAGTGAAGCTGCCAGATGGTACGACATTCACCGGCCCTTCATGGAAATATCTGTCTGACAATATGGCAACTAAGAGCGGCGGGGCCGTACCTGTTAACCAGGGCGGTACCGGTTCGACAACCGCATCAGGCGCCCGCACAAACCTCGGTTTAGGAAACAGCGCTATCAGAGACGTCGGCGCAGCGGCGGGAACGGTCGCCGCCGGCGATGATTCGCGCTTAAATACTGTCGATCAGAAAGCGGGTGGGAAAATTACGAGCCCAATTACAATCCAGCCAGGGATTAACGGTAACCCCGGATTTGCCATCAATTCTGGGGATAATGGTGGCGGTGGATTGATGAATAATGGCATCAGCCTGATCGTGGCCAGTGGCTATAACCCAAATACAGGTAATTACGTCAACCTCATCAAAGGCACTTGGTATACAGGAGAATGGTCTTTCGGGGGAGCCCGTGGTGGCGGGGCTAATTTTGATAATGTCACACTAAACCTGAAAGGGTCGAATCAGGAAGGGATGGTCACTTGGGTTTTCCATTCCAATGGCGCTGCCACTGGCAATTGGGTAACGGCATCTGATGAGCGTATCAAAGAAAATGTAACGGTAATCGCTGATCCACTTATGAAAATGCAGCAGCTTCGCGGCGTTGAATGGGACCGCCTCGACACTCCTGCGCATGGGTATGGCTTCATAGCTCAGGAAGTCGAGAAGGTTTTTCCTGAAGCAGTTAAATCATATGGAAAAACAACGTTACGAGATGGCTCAGAAATAGAGGATGTAAAATCAGTCGATACCTTCGGTGTGGCCGCCGCCCTTCACCATGAAGCCATCCTTGCTCTAATGGATGAAGTTAGTTGCATCAAAAGGCTAATCAAAGAACTGGATGTAGGGGCTTTGGATTAAAACTACTCAATTGGAGTTTGAAGCGAATAATTTACAAAAGTCATAATTCGAAACGAGAGAGAAACTTAGAAACGAAACGGCGAAGCTTTAAGCAGTGACGGTAGGGCCTGTATCTTGCGGACACTTACAAATAAAACTACTGTATATAAAAACAGTATTTGGGGTGTGTGCAATGGAATTCATCAGGCCAACAGAACTGCGAGAAATTATCGCTCTTCCGCTTTTCAGTGACTTAGTACAGTGTGGTTTCCCAAGCCCTGCTGCTGATTACGTTGAACAGCGTATCGATCTCAATGAGTTACTTGTCGCTCATCCGAGCTCCACCTATTTCGTCAAAGCCGCAGGTGATTCAATGATCGAAGCCGGGATCAGCGATGGTGATCTGCTGGTGGTGGACAGCTCGCGCACAGCTGAGCACGGTGACATTGTCATCGCCGCGGTGGAAGGGGAATTTACTGTTAAACGCCTGCAGCTACGCCCGACCGTGCAGCTCAATCCTATGAACAGCGCTTACTCGCCGATTATTGTCGGTAGCGAGGACACGCTTGATGTTTTCGGTGTCGTGACTTTCATCGTTAAATCTGCGAGCTGAATATGTTTGCGCTCTGTGATGTGAATTCTTTCTACGCGTCATGCGAGACGGTGTTTCGGCCCGATTTGAAAGGGCGGCCAGTGGTTGTTCTCTCGAATAATGACGGCTGCGTAATCGCGCGCAGCGCCGAGGCCAAAGCCGCCGGAATTACCATGGGAGAGCCTTTCTTTAAGCAAAAGGATCTATTCCGGCGCGCTGGTGTTGTTTGCTTCAGCAGTAATTACGAGCTCTATGCTGACATGTCCAACCGGGTGATGACAACGTTGGAGGAAATGAGCCCCCGCGTCGAAATTTACAGTATCGATGAAGCTTTTTGTGACCTAACTGGTGTTCGAAATTGTCGTGACCTGACAGACTTCGGGAAAGAGATCCGCGCTACAGTTCTGAAGCGTACGCACCTGACGGTCGGTGTTGGCATTGCCCAGACAAAGACACTGGCGAAGCTCGCAAACCATGGCGCCAAAAAATGGCAGAGGCAGACGGGCGGAGTTGTTGATTTGTCCAATATCGATCGCCAGCGTCGGTTGTTGGCTATTGTGCCTGTGGAGGATGTCTGGGGCGTCGGCAGGCGCATCAGTAAGAAGCTGAACGCCATGGGCATCAAAACGGCTCTCGACCTCTCAGAGCAGAGTACGTGGATTATTCGAAAGCGCTTCAATGTTGTCCTGGAGCGAACTGTCCGGGAGCTGCGCGGCGAACCATGTCTGGATCTGGAGGAGTTTGCACCAGCTAAGCAGGAAATCGTCTGCAGCCGGTCATTCGGCGAACGCGTTACTGAGTATGAACAGATGCGCCAAGCTATCTGCAGCTATGCCGCCCGTGGTGCTGAAAAACTACGGGGTGAACATCAGTACTGCCGCTTTATTTCTGCGTTCGTGAAAACCTCTCCCTTTGCGCTTAACGAGCCGTATTACGGTAACAGTGCGTCCATAAAGCTTCTTACCCCAACTCAGGATTCACGCGACATCATTAACGCCGCGGTAAAGTGCCTGGACAAAATCTGGCAGGATGGTCACCGGTACCAGAAAGCCGGCATTATGCTCGGGGACTTCTTCAGCCAAGGTGTGGCCCAGCTTAACCTGTTCGATGAGAACGCGCCGCGGGCCGGAAGCGATAAGTTAATGGAGGTGCTCGATCATCTGAACGCAAAAGACGGGAAAGGAACGCTCTACTTTGCCGGACAGGGCATACAGCAACAGTGGCAGATGAAGCGTGAAATGCTCTCCCCACGCTATACCACTCGTTTTTCTGATCTCCTTAGGGTCCGATAATATTTAGCGAACCCATGGCTAACTTAATCTTGTGTTGAAAACTAAATTACTCAAATTCATCCAAGGTACCGATTACCGCACCCTGTTCAATTTGACCAAGCCCAAACTTTCCAACTAGAACATTGCATTCCATGGTAACAGAAATAGTCATACTGCGACCCGGTACTCCAACTTCTTTTCGATGCTCGCCACTTGCATTAGCTGAAATTTCTGCATAAAAGCCGTTTTCGAAACTATAGCTTTCTAAATTAATATCTTCAATATTCTCAAAAATGGTATTTGACATCGCTATAGCGCCTGCGGTTCCTTCATTATCAAAGATATCAAAAGGATAGCTCTCAAATTCATCCCTGCAAGATTCAGCAAGCAGATCGCCAGAAATTAATTTAAAAGGTTGCTCTTCAAATAAAGATTCTAGATGTTCGAAAATAAAATCCGCAGTGAGGTTTTCATTGTCTGAATTTTCGTCATCTACTATCTGTTCTAATCGTTTTGCCAATTCATCATCATAATAAACATACTTTACTTTTCCTAAAGTCTCATTATTGAAATCCTTGTCATTTACTAGTGATTCGAAATCTTCATATCCAAATAGAGACGCTATGATTGAGCTTAAAGCATTAAGGGAAAGATGAATTCCATCTTGACTTAGGCTGCTTTCAACTGTCTGCATGAGATAATATGCAGATGGAAACCTGTTGGTTGCTTGAGTGGCTCTTGCTTTAGCAGAGTCGCTTTCAAATTTTATCTTTTCCAACTCGGCTTGTTTAATTTTTTTCTCTAGGTCTATTTTAGATATATATTCTTTATTTAATGCTTCTTGTGCTAACGCCTCCTGCTCCTTAGCCATGGATTTAGCTTCTAAAGTTTTTTGTTGTAATCTTGAGGTTCTTTCATTTAAATGCTCCAGTACGACATTTCTTTTATTGATGTCTTGCTGGACTAATTGTTCTAGAAATTGTTTGTTAGGGTTTGACTTTAATTTTTCTTTGTTAAGGTTTTTTTGATGATTAATTTTTATTAATTCAATATCAACTGCTTGTTTATGAAGGCTTTCGTTAGCCCAATGCTGAAGGAAATTAATACAAAATGAGAACCAAGGGAAAATAAACAAGTAGAATGCCGCAATGCAGAATGGAATTGTAAATAGTTGATTCCATCCAAGTAAAGGTGTCTCGGAAATGTAGTTATAAAATAAATTTATTCGTTCTGAGGCTTTACCATTTCCCCAGAAAAGTAAAGATAGCTGTCTCCAGTTGCATATCAACCAAGCGCAGAAGAATGTCCCAATAAATGGATCATTTATTTTTGTCTTTGCGTTGCCAGCTATTGATGTAAATATATCATCTAAGAATTTCATTGTTTCAAGCTATAGTGAGTATCTGTAGGGATTAATCTAACAGAAAAAATAATAACATAACAATAAAACTATACATTCATTATTGCTAAGTGGGACTCAACATATGTTAACGAATGTTAAAAGTCGAACTTGTACGGAATAATTGTTGACTTATTGATCGCTTTGTATTAAAGCAAGAGGTTGAGATTTGTATTAACTAATTATGTCAATCAATTCTTTTCCTTGCGATTTAACATTCCCTATATTACGTGACACCGCATGCCAAACAAAGTTCTCTGCTGGCACAGCGCCGTCGACGGCTATATCTTCAGCTTCTTTCCCGCCTATATCCTGACGTATCCACTCCCTGGCGGCTTCTGGTGACAGAACAAGCGGCCGGCGGTCGTGAATATCGACTAGGCCTTTATCAGCTGCAGACGTCACGATGAGAAAACCCTCCGCTTCATCGCCTCGCTCAAACGGAGTGCTGCCGATCGCAGCCATGAATATCGGCTGGCCATCTGCACGGTGGATAAAGTAGGGCTGTTTTTTGTCGCCTTCCTTTTTCCACTCGAACCATCCATCGGCGAAGCATATCGCTCGGCCATGCTGCCACAAAGATTTAAACATTCGACTCGTGGCCGCAGTTTCGACGCGCGCGTTAATCAGTGACGGCTTATCCCACCACCCGGGCGCATAGCCCCAGAACACTGGATCGAGATGCAGGTGCTCGTCGCGTTCGCTCAGAAGCAGAACTTTTGTACCGGGCGCAACGTTGTAGCGTCCAATCGGCTCCGGGTCGTATGCGATGTCACGATCGGCTTCATCGACCAGGTAAGCCAGATATTCTTCACGCGTTTGAGCTTGTGCAAAACGTCCACACATAGAAACCTCCAGCCAAATGTCAGACTGAAAGTATAGGGCAGGGAGAAAAACAGGAATGCGCTGTGTAAAGTTAGGGGCAAATTTAGGGGCAAAAATGCGGAATAGGGGCAAAAAAAGGGCATTAAAAATGTAGTTGTGGGTAGCTTTAGGGAGAAGTTGCTATGCTATAACTACTTGAATAGATTGATAAAACAAATAATATCAATGAGTTGACAAAATCAGCGTAGCTTATTCAGGTTGTATTGCTCTTTTTTGTTAATTTCTTGATTCTGTTGCATTTAGTACTACCTTCGGAGCCAGCAGGGGCAAACATTGTATGCCGCGTATGGTACGGATTCCGGCGGCGAATACCAGCACGTTTTACAGCTGCGTTAAATCTGGAGCCCTATAATGATTCACATCATGCAGGCTTAAGGGTAATGGCTAGTGATGCCGGGGTGATGCGTTATATCGACAAGGGTAGCTTTAAAAAGCCTGACAAACCTGGGAGGGCATCAGAAGGGTGCAGGCTCGCTGGGATAAGTATCACTTTTATCTCAGCTTACAGCACCTCAACCAATTCAAATTCTTCCGCGATCAGTTCCATATCTTCAGAAAAATGGCCTTCGCGGAAGAAAAATCGCTGATGCTCTTTCTGCCAGTATTCAAGGCTTAAATCGCCTTCACCCTCTTTGCGAGCGAATTCTTCATTTACATCGCAAAAACGCACCAGCCGCATTGAAACCAGCCGGATCACACAGACCGGGACATTCTGGCCATCAAGAATTATGTTGTAGCTCCCCATCCGCGGAGCAGACACATCCTGCGCGTACGAGGCAAAAGATCCGCAGGTGGCCGTTTTGATTCCTTTTTTAATAAGGTCCGCAAGCACGCTCGCCATTTCCGGGCCGTCACCCATTTGCCAGGCCACTGCGCCTGGGTACTTCATTTTTAATTCTTCAACCTGAACCATTCAAATCCCTTCTTAACTCTTAACCAAAAGAATCGGAATAGCGGTTTTAGCATAAACCCCCTCGACTGTAGAAGCATAGTCGCCTTTCCTTGCATTTTTAGTTCAGGTGGGAAGGAAAACAAAGCGTTGCGCGTATTGCCCTGGTAAATATATCCTTACGAGGTTATCTGTGTGGTGAATCTGCTGTCTGCAGCCAGGCGCGTGGCTTTGAATATCAGTAACGAGTCACCTGGATGCAACCAGCACCACGCTTTTTCTTAAAATTTTATCCCATTGGAAGGGTTTAACGTGTTCAAGCTTATTTCATCTCTACTGGCAATTTTCCAGCTGTCAGGCTGTAGCTCCGATCTGGTTCTCAGTCCACCTAAGCAACCCGAATACAAGTCAATGCCTGAAATAACCCAGTCTGTGACGCCAACGCAACAGCGTGCCATCATGGCCGGCGAGCGGCCAGACTGGTCAGAAAGAACCCCGATCAATACAATAAAGCGATATTAATAGATACTTATCCACCAGGGCTGCCGTTCGGCGGCCTTTTGTTTCCCCTCAATCTGGTTTACGAGAACTTTTCTGACGCCTGGCATGGTAATTATGACGTTATCAACCATGCTTAAGGCAATGACAATTCAATCACTTCACCGTCGTTGAAGCGGCTACTTCACTTAAATCGAGAACCCTAAATGCGCCATGCATCTATCCCCGTAGCTGCAGCCACGACAATGTTTTTGCTAGGCGTTTTTATCATTAATTTACAGGTTTGGTATTCTGCACGGGCCGATAGCCTGGCAGAGGCGCATTACGTCGTGCGGAACATGAATGTTATTCTTAAAGAAGCTCGTCATGCGACTGAGATGGCAATGCAACTTGCCGAGAATGAGTGTGATGCTGAAGGGCAATATCGGCTGGGCACCGAGGCGGCATTACAGCCTCACCTGAGAACGATCGTTATTCTGAAAAATGATGCGGTCTGGTGCTCCTCGTTACCGGGAAACCGCGTATTGTTGGTCAACAGCTCAGTGCTGCCTGAGTCATCATTACTCCTCGTCCCTTCGGCCAGTACCGTCAACGGTCTTCCGGTTTTCTTATATCAGACAATTCACGCCGGAAGCCGAATCATCGTTAGCATCAGCGATAGCCATATCCGGGATGCGCTGGATATGCCTTTAAATGGCGTTGAATATTCCCTGAGAGTAGGCAATACCCTTTTAGGCCTGACAGGCGATGTGACGGCGGCAGACCCTACGAAGAAAGAGGTATTAATGGTAAAAGCCTCTAATTATCCTTTCTCGGTACAATTCACCTCTCCACCTCTTTTTAGTCTTAAGAGATTATTCAATCGAGCCGGAGGCGTGGTGTTATTCCTGCTGATAATATCGTCTCTCTCTGCTTATATTCTTCAACGCTATATTTCTAAGGATGTTTCACCCGAAGAATCACTGCGCATCGCCATTTACAGAAATGAAATTATTCCGTATTACCAACCCGTTGTGAGCGGCAAAGAGGGAACCTTACGGGGTGTGGAGGTGCTGGCCAGATGGAAACATCCTCAATCAGGGTTTATTTCTCCCGCATCCTTCATTCCTCTTGCTGAGAAGTCCGGTTTAATTATTCCTTTGACTCAAAGCTTAATGAGGCAGGTTGCAATACACATGAATGCTATTGCGACATTGCTGCCAGAAGGCTTTCACGTAGGGGATTAACTTCAGCGCTTCTCATATCGTTGCGTCCACCTTTGTTGAAGAGTGTCTCCACTACAAGCGCAGCTTCACTCAACAGGATCTTAACCTCGTCGTTGAGGTGACGGAGCGTGAACCACTCGACATTGATGAACATCTCGTTAATATATTGAATGAGCTACATAACAACGGATTTGCCATTGCGCTGGATGACTTTGGTACGGGTTATTCCGGTCTGTCCTATCTGCAGGATCTGCATATTGACTACATTAAAATCGACCAGAGCTTTGTTGCCAGGGTTAACGCGAATGAGGACTCAACGCTAATCCTTGATTCGGTACTGGAGTTGGCCAAAAAACTCTCAATTAGCATCGTGGCGGAAGGCGTTGAAACAGAAGAGCAGCTCGATTACCTCACTCGCAATCATATCCGGTTTTTACAGGGTTTTTTCTTTTACAAACCTCTTCCTTTCAAGGAACTGGTCAAAGTTCTCTTGTCGAAGCCAAAAGTTAAGGTCAGGATGGAATAATGTTTATTCGGTTGTTTCTGAGAAAATAAAAAGGGGGGACATCATCCCCCAAAAATGCAGACCATTATTGCTTTAACCACGGTAATATTTTGTTATGTATTGACCGGATGGTCAAATTAATTGTTTTCAACATTCTCTTTAGAATTTTTAAGGTAATGGGTGATTTGGAATATTAGCTGCCTAACGGTTAATTTGACTTTAATCAACATTGTCGCACCCTCTTTAGATTGATGGATGTAATGATTATTGTTTTGTTAAAACAATGCGCTTACGCTGTGTTTTCGACGTAAGATGTTTCAGGTTAATTTTTTAAGAAAAAAATGCTAGCGGTCAACGCATAATGAAATAATGCTTACTTATTACCGCAGTTTAAATGTTAACCAGTAAAGGCCCGGGGCGCAGTTTGCATTTTAGAATAGCCGTCTCACTCTGAGATTTTCGTCAGTTAACGTATAATGCGTCATCCAAAACTGCTCAACACCCCGTGGCTCGTGCTATGACCCTTAATCGCTTTTGTTATTTACTCCTGATTATCGCTGCGATCGGCAGCCTTCTTGCTACCCATTCTCTGGTCATGTGGTTTCTGGCGATCAACGTGATGACGTTGTTCATGTATGGCGCCGATAAAATGGCGGCGCGGAAGGGGATGCGCAGGGTTCCGGAAGCGACATTGCTGGTATTTGGCGTGACAGGTGGCTGGCCTGGCGCCATTGTCGGCCAACAACTCTTTCGCCATAAAACCCAAAAGCAGCCCTTCAAAAGCTACTTTTTCATCAGCGTCGTCGTCAGCATCGCCATGATGGCTGCGGTTTACCATTTTTCTTCTTATTCTCTTTTATGAGCGTTGGCTGGGACTGCTGACGGTAAGGCATATCTTTAATTTATTCCTCCGTCACTGCCAATAGTAGTAGGACTATTCTTAAGTGGTTGCTGTTTTTTGCACAATCTGAATAATACGTGCAACAACACGGACGACAACATCCCATGAAAATAGAATCTCTTATCCTGGCAGTGCTGGTGCTCTTTTCTGCGCCTTCCTGGTCTGCTTTTCAGGAGCGGGAATATAATACCTGGTATATAAAAAATGCGGTCCTTTATGATATGACGCAGACATCGGAAGGTTTCCCGGTCATGGTGAGCGTCTCCCAGCCTGGGAGAAAATCCGCTAATTTACTGGTGTCATATATTACTGAAGGCCGTTGCGGTGAGAATAACCTGCCGCTAAATGTGAATGGCAAAGTACTGCCCGCCAAATATTATTGCGTTCAGGTAGGACAGAACAGAATTGAACATTTTTCCGTGGTTGATGCGGACAGCGTCAATGGCATGGTGACGCATTTAAAATCCGATTTCACGATCCTCCTGCAAAACGATATCAAGATTTGGGCTGCAAACATCAAAACGCCAAAATACGGTTTGACGCCGCGTTTTTAAAAATCCTGCTAAGCTTGTTGGTTGGACCAGGAGCGTAAGCATGATGAACAAAGATGAACAAACCGGATTAGTGGGGCTGGCGATTGGGGCCGCCGTTATTGGGCTGGTTTCAGCGCAAAAACCGATCCATCGCAACAGTATTGTCGATGAACTGGTCAGGCTCGGCAGGCAAAAAGGCGATGGCGTAGAAGATGAGGTTTTCGTTAAGGCTGCCGAGCTGGTGAGAAAAGGGGTATAGCTCATGGCTGAAAGACGTAATGCGAAGTGCCATTGCGGCGCGGTGTCGTTCACCGTTGAGCTCACTGATGGTCTGAATACCGCGCGGCGCTGCAGCTGTTCCTTTTGTCGTATGCGGGGCGCTGTCGTCGTCTCTGCGCCGCTGTCAGGCATTAAGGTGACCAAAGGTGAAGATAAGCTCACCGAGTACCGCTTTAACACGGGAACGGCACGGCATTTCTTCTGCTCGGTATGCGGGATCTACACGTTCCATCAGCGGCGTTCTAACCCAAACGAATATGGCGTTAATGTCGCCTGTTTTGAAAACGTTTCACCTTTTGATTTTCCAGAGGTGAAGGTGATGGACGGCGTTAACCATCCCATGGATGGGGATAGTGGGGTATTTGGATATCTTTCTTTTCGCGAGAAAGGGGAAGAGCAGGCATGATTGCCGCCTGGCCACTCTTTTACTCCTCCGGCTATAGTTGGCAGTGGGTAACTGAAACAGGAGAAACTATGCTCTGTGTTGAAAAAGACGATCCGCGTGAGGCCCCTGAATCAGGTGATAAAAAGCCTCAACCTGTGAAAAAATAACGCGACATACGCGTTTACCCGCCACCGGCACTGCTGGTGGCTTTTTATTTCCAGGGACAATAGTTAACTGCCATCCAGATGGTTTAATAGCGCGCCGAGATGCCCGACGATATCACCAAAATCAAAAATTAACGCCATCCACAGCAATGCTAAAAGGGTAAGTAAGGCAAGGGATACACGACCAAACAACGCTGTTATCCTTAGTGACGAAAGGGCTATCACCGCAGTTTAACCAGCTTACTTTCAACTTTCCCTCAACCAACCCCTTTCTTAAACTGTCTTTTGTGACGAACTTCAAAAAAAACGAGCCCGCATGATTATGCGGGCTCTGACAATCAGAACTGGTAAACCAGGCCTAACGCTACAACATCATCGGTGCTGATGCCGTTGTCTTTGTAGACGCTGTCATCTTCATCCAGCAGGTTGATTTTGTAATCAACGTAGGTGGACATGTTTTTGTTGAAATAATAGGTGACCCCTACGTCAGCGTATTTAACCAGATCCTGGTCGCCCTGGCCGTTGCCCAGATCCTTACCTTTCGACTGCAGGTAGGAAAGGGACGGACGCAGGCCGAAGTCGAACTGGTACTGCGCGGTCACTTCGAAGTTCTGGGTTTTGTTCGCCACGGCGTCGGTGTTATCACCATACGGTGTCATATTGCGGGTTTCAGAA